TGATCCTTGGCAAAGATTGAGAACGCAAGAATGTTCTCAGCCCAAGCCTTCCGCGCAGGTTGCGAACCTTTGTTGGTCGCAACCATAGACACAACGAATCGGTCTTCTTCCCAACCCATGAACTCTCGACCAGTCATCTTCTGACCGTTTGCCAATGTCACCGACTCGGTCGGTTTGAACACCGGCTCGATTGCGTGCGGAACATACAAGTGTTCAACGCCTGCTGTCTCCAACATTCGTGAACCGAACTTTGACATTGCGATCGGTCGCACGTTCTCACGCGCACACCAAGCCAACACTTCTGGTGGTGTTGGCTGATGATCAATCGGAACCCATGACGCAATGTTCTTCAAAGTTTTCAACGAGTCAGACTTCAACACCCAAGTGTCGAAGAGTGTGATGAGCAGTGTCGGCGTTGATAGGTCTTGGTTCGCCCATTCCATTGTGTGCGCGACAACTACATCGTCGGAGTATGCAGCCAATCCTTGTGGATAGATTTTGAATCCGTTCCAAGTTGATGTCGAGCCTGCGAGGCCGTACATCGCGTGGACTGCTACTTGGTGGTCTTCTTTCGCGAGCCTTTGGATGACTTGAGCGGTTTGCTGTCCGTATCCTGTGGAAGCCCAAGGTGCGTTGGAATACCAGACGATCCTGAGTCGGTCGGGATTGGTAGGTCGGACACTTCCAACGAGTGCGCTACGCCCGCTCGGAGCAAACGCTCCGCTAAGGCTCCTGGCATCTCCACTGGGACGCCCTTCACGATTACGGTTTGCCACATCATCCTCCTAAGAATAGTGCAGATATAGAGAAAGTCCACGGCCAACCCTGCACGAAATGGCCGTGGACTTAATCCTAGTCACAGTCCTTGCGGACTGTCATGTCTGTTATCGGTTGCTCTAATTAAGCAGCGTTGCCGATGAAGTGTTTGACATGTGATGTTTGTGGCAAGTTGCCGTCGACACGCATTGTTGCGCGGAAGGTAACAAGGCCAGTGCTGAATGCGAAGTCATCGCTTCGATCCAACTTGATGCCGCCAACTTGACGAACGAAGAACGAAGGAAGGTGTCCGAAGATTACCGACTTCGCGCTTGTTGCTGTGTCTGCCATTGCTGGGTTCTCGAATACTGGGTATCCAAGAAGCAAGTCATTCGCATCAGCGTTGAGTGCTGGTGAGAAGACGTAGTTGCCTGCGGTGTCCTTCAACGAACGCATCTTCGCGATTGAAGACGAGTTCATCTGGAAGCCTGAACCTGCAAGACGACGACCTGCTGTGTTTACCGAGTAAACAAGGCTGATCAAGTTGTCTGCTGTGAACGCACCAGATACACCCGTTCCGCCAGTTACGCCGGCAGCTGATGCTGTGACGATACCTTTTGGTTGGTTTGTGCCTGAGCCAGTTGTCAAAGCATCGTTCACACGGAAGCCAAGTTCGTTGCCGACCTGTGTTGCCAAGAATGACAAGATGTCAACACCGCTGTCTTCGATCAACTCTTGTGAGAGTTGAACAAGGAACGAATACTTGTATGCGCCCAAGGTGATGAACGAGTTGAAGATTGGATCTGACTCGCTGATTGCTGTGCCTTCGCCAACGATTGCAGCAGTTGAATACTGAGCAAGTGATGGAATCTGAAGGTTTTCGCCTGATGCTGTGTTCAAGACTGTCGAAGTCTGGAGCATTGGACCAACATGACGAGCAAGCATGATTACTTGGTCGTAGAACGATGTTGGTACTGGTGCGCCTGCTGATGTCTTTACAACATCACGCTTCTCAAACGAGTGCGAACGAATCTCGCCCTTCGCCATCGAGCGAATGACTTCTGCATCCGAACGAACACCGCGTGGTGCATCAGCGACAGGACGAACCTGGTCTGCGATGTCACGAGTTGCTGCTTCAAGACGAAGTTCACGGGCCTCATCGGCGCGGAGCTTCTCGATTGTTGCTTGGCGATCCTCAAGTTCTTTGCTGATGCGCTCGTATGTCTGAGTCTCTTCTGCTGTCAAGTCACGCTTCTCGGCGGTTGCAACATCAAGAATCTTCTTTGCGGCTTCCCACGCTGTAGCGCGTTGAGCCATTTGTTGTTCAATGAATTGTTTCATGATTTCTCCATGATTGGTTAAGTTTGTAAGTGCGCAGGAAGTTGTATTCCGAAAGGCGCGGAACGCTGACCAATCTCTAGTCGTAGCGGGACGCTTACCGACAGACCGAGTGTATATGAGAAACTAGAAAGTTTTCAACAGTTCAAGATGTTTCGCCAACAAGTTCACTGACGAAGGAACTTTGGCTGGTTCGGCTCGAAGTTTGCTGACCGCACCCGACAACAGATCGGCTGACTCATCCGACAAAGTGCCACCAGCCTCAAGGATCGTGATTGCTTCAGCGAGCTTGTCTGCGTCAACACCTGTGCGCTCGGCAAGAATGTCAAGAGAACGGACAGTGGCCGAAGTTGCCTTGTAAGCAGGGAACCCTGTCACAACCGAAACCTCATGCAAACGGACTTGGCGTAGTTCGCGAGTCATGCCGTCATCTGACCATTTGTCTCCACCGGACGGAACCGAGAACCCGAACGACATCGAGTCAACATCGCCACGCTTCATCAACACGCTGAGGTCACGACCGACGGTTGTGTCTGGCAGATCGGCGTTCACCAACAAACCTCGTGAATCTTCTTCGAGTCGCAAAGTCTTCGACCTAGTCGAAGCAAGAAGCATTGACGAATCATGATTCATGTACATCTTGATTGTGTTGCGACCTTTCAAAGATTTCTTGAACGCACCTGGTGCGATTCGCTCGATGAACGGCAACGGTTCAGAATCAGAGTTGAACACTGCTGCGTAACCTGTGAATGACATTCCGTCACCTGTTGGGCCTTCGCGTAGTTCGAAGTCGTTGATGTGAATGCGGCGTGTCTCTAATGATTCGCTCATGCCGTCAATCATAACAACATTCACGGGCAAGGTTCTAGAGGAGCGAGGATGATCTTTTGGAAGCAGATCATTGTCGGTGATGTACTTCGGATTCTCTGGACGACCATTGCGCAACAAATACAAGAACGAGTTTACCCGCGCATATGCCCACTGATTCCGAGTCATCCCTGGACGGTGAGAAGTCGAATACGCTCCGGCACCGCGACGGAACACGGTTCGCAACATGCCGACAGTTGCCCGCTTCCAAGATGGATCTGCGCCATCAAGTTTCTCGTTGTGTTCATCGGCCTTGTTCTTCAAACCTTCTTCGATCGCTTCGGTCAGTTCGATTGTGTCCGACCCAGCAGGAGCCTTCGCTGAACCTTTCGGATTCTTATCCGAACCGACGATCTGATCTGATGGCGGTGCTGGTGCGCGTTCAGATTTGATTGCTTCAGATTTTCTTGCGAACCAATCTCGTGCCGGCTGAGGGTTCAATGGGTTGATGCCCCACAAATAGTGTGCGACCGCACCCGCACCAGGGAACTGGTCATCGGTTGAATCCGAGTTCTTTGGTGCTTGTAGGTCTACGGCGTGTCGTTGCGCCCAAGCGTTCGCTCGCACAACTTTGTCTTCGGTGATGTCGCCTCGCGCCATATCTCGTGCCTCACGAACGGTTCTATCGACCAGCCCTTCACCCGCAAGACCTTGACCGTAGTAGTCCAATCCTTTTCTTGCTGCGGTACGAATGTAGACAGGTATCTCAAGAGATACCTGACGTACCGATTCTTCTTCTTCTTCTTCTTCTTCCATCTCTTCTTCGTGTGGTTGCCATGCGTTGCAATAGAATCCGCCGTCAACATATTCATCCCACTTCTCGCACCATGCTTTGAGATTGTCGCCATCTGCGATCACATTGTCATCATCGTAAAACGCACAGTTACCGCAAGCACGACCTTCAGGAACATCTGGTGACAACGCAGGCCGATAGTTGTCAGGCAACGCACGTTCGCCACCTGGTTCCATGTCTTCGGCGATAGATACTGCGACCATTTGATCGACTGCATCTTGTTTCGTTGTGTGGCATCCGATCACTTCGCCATCTTCTTTGATGGTTGCCCAACCAGAACAATCTGGTGATTTGTCGGTAATGAAGTAAGGCATCAGGGTGTGATCAGAGTGAACGCTACTGAGTGACCTGTTTTAGATGATACTGCGAACATCTGTTGACCTGCATAGACAACAAAGTCTTCAGATCCGCTTTTCGGGATTGTGTGTCCAGCGTTGACTGCGACTGTTGAACCGCCAAGAAAGATTGTGTCGGTGTTGTCAAGGTTGCTGATGTGTAGTGTCCCTGGATTCACTCCGCAAGTTGTGATTAGTGTGGCAGCCGTTCCGACTGCAATAGATCCATTTGTGATTGGCATAGTGTTACCTCAGACCAACAACAATACCTCAGCATCATCGTCCAAGATGCTGAATGTGATCGTGCTTGTCGCTTGTGCTTGCATCCCGTTCAAAGATGTTGAGACAACCGCGTAGCGTCGTTTCGGCTGGATGACAGGTATCTCCACGACCGGCTCGATGATGGGTTCAATCTTTTTGCGTGGTGTCGTTGAATAAACTCTGCGACCGCCAGACGGTGTAGGTGTCGGCTCAGGTTCTGGTGGTGTCGGTATTGAATCAACTGTTGCGACTAGACCGCCGAGGGTTGCTGTTGCGACGGCGTTCTGTTCGACTGCGGTGATCGCCGAAGCGGCAAGACCGCCGAGGTTCGCTGATGCGGTTGCGGGTAGTGCAACTGTGGCAGTGGCCGAAGAAGTAAGACCGCCGAGAGTTGCTGATGCTGTCGCTGGTAGGACGATTGTTGCGGTCGCTGTGGCGACAAGTCCGCCGAGTTCTGCTTCGCCTGTTGCATCCGTTGTGACGATGACTTGCGCAACTTCGGCAACAAGTTCACCGAGTTCGGCTGATGCGGTCGCGAAGTGTGTGACGGTCGCTGTCGCTGTCGCCGACATTGCACCGAGCGTCGCTGCGCCTGTGGCTGTGGTTAGGAACTCTGCACCGTCAAGGACTCGTGTGCCGTCGAGTGTGCTGGTGTCAAGGATGAATGCAAGACCGCCATCGAGTCCTGTGGTGCTGTCGTTCAGTGTGCTTGTGTCAAGCACGAACCTTTTGACCGCCATGGCGGTACTAACTTGCGACGGTCAAAGATGCAGACAGATTGCCAGATGAAATTGTGTAAGTGTCACCAGCTGTGTAAGCGTTGCCTGTGATCGTGCCTGAGAACAAGAAGTTGCCGGCACTTATATTGTCCCAAGCGGTGAAGTGTGTTGCGTCTTGCGAACCTGCGATATTCGTCCAACTGATATCGGCATCAGATGTGATCGCACCAGCGGACGCAGCACCGAACGAAACAATTTTGCGTGTCGTTTCGGTCGCAGCGTTCGATGTACCTGCTGCACCTGGATCACCGACATGAAGTTTCACATACACGTTCGTCACCGAATATGCGGTCGCATTGCCGAGCGCGTCAAGAAACGAGTTGCAAAGATAAGCAGATAAACCTGTAGCCATTACTCTTCAACCCTTTCGGTGATAGTCAAGATTCTACCTTCGGCATCGCGTTCAACTGTGCGAACAGTCGGCCTGTTCTCTGGCACATTCACACGCACCACAGTCTCAGGCACGTTGATGATCGGTGCAGCGACACTCACTTGTGCTGGTGGAACATTGACAACCATTTCAGGCATCGTCACATTCACGTCACGCTGATTCACATCGTAGGTCGGTGCTGGTTCTGTTACCTGTTGCAACAAGACTGGTGCGACACCTGTGTGTGTGATCGGATCAATGTCGAGTGCTTTCAATACTGCGGCAGGTTCGAAACCTGCGTTGATGAGACGTTGAGCCATCATTGTTTTGCGGTCAAGTTCGGTGAGTCCAGCCGCACCAAGATCGACGTTCGCAAGTGGCACACGGTAGGTGTCGCCGCCGTCAGCCGGACGTAGGTCTTCGAATCGGCGAACATCGTTGATTGACAACCAGCCTGCTTGTAGACCTGATGAATATCCTGCGACTCGTGAACCGAAGTCGCCGCGCATCAAACCATCAAGGTTGAACTTCAGGAACGCACCACGGCCATCAATCAGTCTTGAATATCCGTCCTCAATCTTGGTGACGTATGGTCGGAGTGTGTGCATCACAAAGTGAATGCCGTTCATTTCAACCGATGCGTATGCTTGCGCACCTGACTGAATCACACCAGCCATCGATGGCGGCACACGGAACGCACGAAGAATCTCTTCGACTGCGAACTGTCGTGATTGCAGGAACTGTGAGTCGTCTGGTGCGACCGAAGTTGTCGTGTACTTTGCACCACCGAACAGAATGCCTGGACGGTGTGCGCGACGCAAACCTTTGTGACCTTCTTCGAATCCGTCAACAAGCGATTTGGCTTGTTCGCGGGTCAGGTTGCCTGGGAACTCGATGATGCCTGAAGTGTGCGAACCTTGACCGAAGAACCTCGCAGCAAACTCTTCAAGAGCCTTCGACAATCCGAGGTTCTCTTTGATTAGTTCGATGCGTGAACGGCCACGAAGATCGCCAGGTAGACGCAACTCGGACAGATGAATCATGTCCTCATGCTGGATGATGTCACGGTTGTCAAAGACGTAGACGATTCGGCGTGACTCGTCGCGTTTCACTTCAACTTTCAACGGATTCAAAACCGACAAACCTGCGACACCTTGATTGTCGCGGATGATACGAGTGAACGAGTTACCGTTCAACAACATCGAAACAAGTACCTGTTGGAAGTGGTCGGTGCGTGACACACCGACTTCGGGCATGTCGAGCCATTCTGGTCGTGGTCGGAATGGTCGGCGATCACCGTCGACACGGATGAACACATCGACTGGCAGAGTTGAGATAGAGTCTGCGATTAGTCGGACACACGCATACACGGTTCCGATCTTGAGTGAATCTTCTTGCGTGACTATCGTGCCGGCGTTGGTTGTGAATTGGAATGCGTCACCTGCGGCGAACAACGACTGATATGAGACTGCTCTCTCTTCTTCTCTTGGGTTGAACAGTCTTGACAACATTAGTTTCTAGCCGCTTTCTTTGACCGCTCCCAAGCCAAGGTGAAGGCAAGCAGAGATGCGCCTGTAAAGATTAGCCCAAGCGGAACCGCAATGTAAAATACGCCGACCGCAATCATCAAGATCGCGACCAGTTCCAATAACAATACAATCATCTTTCTCCTCACACTACAAAGAACCCTGGTTGCTGAACACTCTCGACTCGTCTCGTTGCACGATCCACAGCCATCGCCAATGCTATCGCAGCGTCAATCTTGCGTTTTGATTTACCTTTAGACAAACGCCAACCCATGTCGGTTGAGCGTTGCGCCGCCGACAACACCTGATCGGTGAACACAGGATCACCGTTGTGTGAGAGACGACCGTTCACGATGAACTCGTACAAAGTTCCGCAAGCAGGCACCATACGCGCAGTGGACTGGCTGAACTCAACCATCGTGAACCCTTCATCGGACATTGCTTCGGCTGAGCGTTGAAAGAACGCTGGGTCATAAGCGAACTCTTGCACCGTGAACTCTCGACCAAGTTCGCGGATGTGTTGCTCGACTGC